TCATACACAACTGAATATCTACTACCTTGATAATAATAAAATTCACTAGAATTAATAGGACAAATATTATTAATTGTATAACCATTAATAGATATATTAGTAGTTTTATCAGAAGTAGGTAAATTATAAAAATAATATAAGGGCTCTGAATTTTTTTCGTATTTATAATATAAACCAGGACCTAGATCATAAAAATATGTTGGAGAATCAGGAATTAAATTACCTGAAATATCATATAAATGAAAATTATTAGATGAATCTGGTGTAATAAAATTCCCACTTAAGTCAAATAATTGGCCAGATTCATCAATAATATAATCTAAAATATTTTCCAAATCATCTATTAATATTTTATTATTACTCTGATCTACTATATAACCAGACGAATCAATTAAATTACCAGATTCATCTATTAAATGTCCATTATTGTTAGTGACTAAAATATTTTGATATGTATTCATAATAAATGGTTCTTGGTAAAAACTAGAATTTAATTGATAATTTTTAACATTACCTGATAAATCAACATTTCTGTAATGATGTAATATAGGATATAAATTAGGTACTAAACTATTTGGTACAGTCATTAAATCCCATTGATTAAATCCTGGATCTCCAAAAACTATAAACTTGGTTCCGTTAAATTTAACTGGTAAAAAAGTATTCTTAGGTATATCATTAAAATTCCCATCTTTAGAAGCAATTAACCAATATAATTGTCCTAATACACCAAAAGATGGATCTAATTCTAATTCAAAGTTAAAAACAACTACACCTTCTTTAACTAATTGTAAATTAAAATCATAAACAATTAAATCTATATTTATAATTTTCTGAATATCTAAATTAATATTTGGTACCACATTAAAATTTGAATCTAATCTTATTATTTTTCTAGTAATACTATTATCATTATTAGTTATTTTTAATTCATAAAATAAATTTTTATTAAAAATACCCATTTTAATAATTTTAATATTATCAGTTTCTATAATAATATCGTTGGTTTTAATAATATTGTTAACAGTACTAAATAAATTATAAGTAGTATAAGGCATATTTTGATATTGAATTTGATTAAAACTTATATCTGGATAATTTGAAGGGTTTAAACTAATATTAGGATAATTAATATTACCACTAGAATCAATATCTGGAATAAAATCTACAATTGGTATTTTAAGTTGTTTTACTAATTTTAATTGAATATACCCTAGATTAGTGTCGATTTTAACTGATTTTGGTAAATTAATAATTAGTGTATTATTTAAAAAATTAAAATCTGCTAATTCTAAATATCCACCCTCAAATCCTAAATATATTTTATTATAAGTTGTTCTGTTCCATTTATTTATAGTAATAACAGATTCAGAAAGAACATAATTAAATGTATCAATATCAGTAATCTCCACATCTTGATTTTTAATATCATAATTTATAGTTCCTACATCGGTGTAAGAAGGCGCAGGGAATATATAATTAGAAGATAAATCACTATTTCTAATATTTATAGTTCCATAAAATGATTGTGAATTTAATAATCTATTTAATTCATCTCTAAGGTTATCTAATCTAATATTTCTATTTAAATTTATATTATAGAAGAAAGTTAAATTTTTATATGTTTGATTATAATCATTCATTTCTAAAAAAGTATTTTGAAATGTATTATCACTAGTTTTTTCAGAATAATAATTATCTAAATTCTCAGCTAATCTAAAAAAATATGCTATAGTAATTTTATTTCTCCATAAAACAAAAAAATGATAATCATCAAAATTTTTTTGATTGACAATTAAATCAGTTAATTTATAAGTTAAATAAGGAAATACTAATGATAAATCCATTGGTTGCAAATAAGCAGGATCATCAAAATTAGTCCATGTTGTTGAATCTAGATTAGATAAATTAGATAGAGAACTAAAAACATTATCAAAATATTTTTTAATGCTATCATTTAAACCTAAAGTAGTTAAATTTGGATTAAATTTATCATCAAAACATAAAATATTTGTAGTATCATCAGTCATTTGATTATAAAAAGTTTTTAGAATAGACCAAGTTTTCTCGGGTCCTATAATATTTAAAGAATTCATTAACAAAATATTATTTTGTTCACATCCAAAATAATTTTTATAAAAATTTTCATATATTTCTAATTGAAGGGTTTCTAAATTTCCAAAAGATGAATTATTGTAAAGATTTATTTTACTCTTCCATTCTAAAAAATAATTATTATTACCTATAATTACTGAATTATTAACTTTATTTTCTAGACCTGTAGATAATTTCTTCCAAAATGTGAAACCTTTAATTTTAGATGAAAAATCAGGATATAAGGATTGAAGTAAGAATAAATAAACTAAGGAATTATATTGTAGTGCATTATTTTTGTATGTATTTTCAGAATAATTATTTTTTTTAGCATAGTTAATTGCGAAATCAACATCGTAAACTAAATTATTCGATGAATTATAATAATTTTTAATTTCATCTACAAAATTTAAATATGTCCTAAAATTATTAAAAATATTATAATTTATATAACCATCGTAAATAATAGTTTCTAATTTTGAATTTAAAATATCAACAATTCTAAATTGTGAAACAATATTAGTAAAATATATGAAACTTTTATTATTATTAAAAATTTTTAACCAAAATTCATACCAGTGATTAAAATTTAATCTAAAGGCTGGTAATAATTGATTTAATTTTGAATCATATAATTGCATCATATTTACTTCAGCACCATAATTATTAGGACTTAACAAATTTAATCCTGATAATAAATTTTTTTCTACATCTTTTCCTGAAATTTGATAAAAATTATTATCATTTTCTGATAAATTAAAAAAATTTTCAGGGATTAACAAATATTGAGCTGAAGTAGCTTCAAAAAATAAATAAGTTTTAATTTTATTATTAATTAAACTTAATTCATTAATATCAAATGTATTGTAGATCTGGGTAATGTTAGTTACTGTTTTAACAATATCAAAATATGGTATATCTACAATAAAATGAAAACCACCTAATAAATCATTAACTTGTGGAATTTTAAATTGATGGAAAGTATTAAACTTTTTAGTGCCAATAGATTTTATTATTTGTTCTAAAGAAAAATTAGTGTGCTGTCTATAAATTGTTTTAAAAAATGTAATTTCTGGATTTAAAATTAATGGCGCATCTTGTAATCCAATGGTTAATAATTGTACTAATCCTCCTGGCATTATTATTTAGAGATTAGATATTATTCTCTAAAATAAAATATCACTTATTTTAATATGTATTATTTATTTTTTGTTGTTTTAGAAAATTGTCCTTTTTCTGAAGCAGTTGTTGATTTATGTAATAAACATAAAATTAATTATAAATCTTTAATCATAACTAGAAATGAGAAAGATAAATATAAAACAGATGAAATTAATACATTTCCTCAAGTTTATTTAAAAAAAACTAGAACAAATGATTCGTTATTATTAGGTGGTTTTACTGATTTTGAATTATTTTTCAATACCTTTGCAAATAAAAAATATAATTTAAATAATGTTAATATTTTTATTAAAAAATATCCAATGTGGAATAAAAGAGCAATTTTAAGATTAATTGAATTGATCAATAAAAAAAATTTAATTAATTAAAAGTTATCTTCCCGTTTTTAAATACACCTATACATTTAGATTTAGAATCATAAACGTTGCCTTTTTCTTTATTTTCATAAAAATAAGTTTTACCTTCTATTGTTATTGTGTCTAACAGATCTTCATTCTTAATCTCTAATATGTCTACACAATCTTTATTTAAAGTTTTCTTCTCCTTTTCATCTAAATATTTTTGCATTAAATCATGTAAATTTAATTTTTCACCATCGCTAATTAACTTTAATAATTTTAATTTTTCATCCATAATTAAAATATTTATCTCTTTTTTGATTTTCTTTTTTGAATCGCTAATTTCAGCATCAATCTCTCCTAATTGCGAATTAACTTTAATATATAATTCATTTAAGCTTTCTAAACCTTTCATTATATTTAATTTAATCAAAATTTAATTTAATTTCAATTTTTCATTATAAAATAATTTTTACAAACTATGATTCCAGCATAATAATTTATCTTTATTTTTATAAATAGCATCTCTTCTGCAAAGACTACATTTTTCAAAAATATTCTTTAATACTTCTAAATTATCTTTCTTTAATGACTTTTCTGTTAAATTTAAAAGCTGACTCTGGTCTGTTTCTAGAATTGGGATTTCTATTTTCAATATACTGATTTTTTTTATTTCTTCTAGTAAATTTTCTATCCTGTTCATTAATATTATTATCATTAGGAGGAAAAAAATTTTCTTTCAATTTTTTATCTTCTAAATCATTGGATACAAAGTTATTATTAATAGTTTCTTGATCAATTTCAATTTCTTCAAAACAATCAACTAACTTTTTATCTATCATCATGTAAAAATCAGAGAGAAACATATATTATTAATGTAATTAATAAAATAACTAATATTAATATTAATCAATTTTTTTATAAAGGAAAATTATTTTATTTGTTAATGTTCTTAGTAGACAAATATTTTAAAGATTCAAATCATTATGTTTGGCATCATTCTATTATAGAAAAACTTCTTGATAGTTTCGACACACATAATGAAGTTTATTCAAAAATTAATAATATAATTAATAAACCATTACCTGAATTTGAAAAAATTATTAATAATTTAGATAGTGGTATTTGGCGATTTGCAAATTTTCAGCATCTTGTTGTATATGGGAAACCAGGCTGCGGAAAAGAATTTTTAGTTAATAAGTTATTAGAAAAAATTTATAATAAGGAGAATACAAAATTAAATGACATTGAATATGTAATTAATGGTTATGGAAATTCTAAAACAAAAGTTATAATTAAACAATCTAAATTTCATATAGTTATTGAACCAAATTCAAATGGATTTGATAAATATTTAATTCAGGAAATTATTCAAAATTATGCAAAAACTGATATATTAAATATCTTCAAATATAAGCGATTATTTAAAATTGTTATTATTAATAAAATAGATAATTTATCTAATACTGCTCAAGCTTCTTTAAGAAGAACTATGGAAAAATATGCAGATACTTGCAAATTTATTTTTATTTGTGATCAATTATCAAAAATGATAGAGCCATTACGATCGAGATGTATAGAAGTTAGAGTTCCATTACCAAATAATATTCAAATTCTTAATACTCTATTACATATTTCTCATATTGAAAAAATAGATTTGAAATCAAATGATATTTTAGAAATTTTAGAAAATTCTAATCAAAAAATTTATAATGCAATATGGCTATTAGAATTAAAAAAATATAATTATATTTTTGATAATTCAAAAGATAAAATATTGGATACAATAGTATTTATGATTACTAATATTAATAATTTTAATAATAAAAGAACATTAAATGTTATTAAGAAATGCAGAGAACTTTTTTATAAATTATCAATAACTAATATTTCAACTCAAGAAATTATTAGTGAAATAATGATAAAATTATTAAAATGCTTTGATGATATTAATATTAAATCAAATATAATAGAAATTACATCTATTTTTGAACTAAGAAAATCTTTGGGGACTAGACATATAGAATGTTTCGAAGCATATATAATCAGATTAATCTATTTGTTTTCTAATTATTTTAAAGGTCAAGATTATCAATATAATTTAGACATATTAGAATTATAAAAGAATTTGTGATAATTATAAAAAAATATTATCATTCTATTTAATGGAAGAAAAAATTAATTTACTTTATAATTTTTTATACAATGATAGTTATAAAGAATGTTTTGAATTAGATAAAATTGTACCTGGAAAAATTAAAATAGATGATATTAAAATTACTAATGAAAATGATTCAATGAGTAATTTAAAAGAATTAATTGACAGTAAATTACAATTTATGACATATAATGAAAATGAAAATATTATTTATTTGAAAAGATTTTCTGATTCTTTTCCAACAACAATTAAAATTAGTTTTTATATTGATGATAGTAATAATTTAAATAATTTCCCAAATAATGATGCATTGTTTTCATATTTATTAAGTACTCTAGTTTTAAGTAAAAAAACTAGAAATATATTATTACCAATAGTTAATTTTGATATACCTTTTGATAAAATTGAACCCTTATTAAAAAATATACCAGTTTATAAGAAAATCAAAGAAAAAATAGAATATAATGAAGTGAAAGATTTATTATCTGTAAGAGTAAGAGAACATTTTTTACAATCTAAAATTTTGAAAGAATATTTTGAACAAAATATTTGTGATTATAAACCATTATTATTTCAAATAATTCATACTTTGGCCGTAATTCAAAAAGAGTTCCCAGGTTTTAGACATAATAATTTAACTATTGATAATGTAATTATTTATATAGAAAAAAATGATAATCATAAAGTATATGAATTTGGAAGTAAAAAATGGTCAATTATAAATAATAATTTTGATATTAAAATTTCTAATTTTGAAAAAGCTACATTACCTAAAATATATGGTGTTAAGAATCAAAGAGATACAGATGTACCATACATTAATGAAGTAAATGATTATTTTGATCTTCATTCATTCTTAAATTCATTATTAGAAAATATTAAAAATAAATCTAATTCAAAATGTAATTTGGAAACTACTAATTTCTTAAATAAAATAATTCCAATTCAATTGAGAGGAATGAAGGATAAGAAATTTTATTTAACTAAAAATGAAAAATTATTTAAACCATCGGAATTATTATCCGATTCTTATTTTAATGAATATAAAGAGAAAAAATCAAAAGATAAAGAATTAATGCAAAATACTGTAGAAATAAAAGATGTACTATCTGAAAATAATCTAAAAATTACAGAAACTAATGATACTGAAGATATTATTGACACCCCCTTAAAAGCAGATAGCGATGTAGAACAAATAAATATTGAACTTAAAGATCAAGAAGACGAATCAGAAGAAAAAATAGAAAAAAATCAACAAGAAGAAAACTATAAAGGTAGACAAACAAAAAAAGAAAGTAAAAAATCAAAAAAAGAAAGTAAAAAATCAAAAAAAGAAAGTAAAAAATCAAAAAAAGAAAGTAAAAAATCAACTAAAGACAGTAAAAAAACACACATTCTTAAAGGAGGTGCGAATGATTCCAATAGTTCAGAAAATAATGCATCTAATCAAACTACTGAAGAAAATCAACCAAAAGTTCCCATTTGGGATCCTGCACATCCAAAATATAATCCCAATCACAAACCTAAATCAAGCTTACCACCTTGGGATCCGGCACACCCTAATTATAAACCTCGTAATAAACCCTGGGAAAAACCTAAAGAAGAAAGTGATAATACAAATGATACTAGTTCCGCAGATTCATCAGAAGAAAAAAAGGTTGATAAAAGAGAAATAAAAAAAGAAGATATACCATCTGATTTTGAAACTGAAACACCAAAAAAAACATATGAACCTAAAATACCTTTTGACTCTTCGAAATCTAGACCACCTTTTGACCCTTCAAAATCTAGACCCGCTTTTGACTCTTCGAAACCTGAACCTAAACCAGAACCATATGTACCAGATGTTAAACCATGGGATAAAAGAGAACCTGAAATAGGAGCTCGTAAACCTTTTGTTCCTAGAAATGATATTAATCCATTAAGAACGACAGATTTGAAACCAGATGAAAATTTTCAACCAGTTAGAAATTACGATATGATGAATCCAACACCTGCCCCTCCTGCTTACATTCCATTGTTTGATCCTGAAGGTGGTATAATAAGTAAATTATTACCATTTGTTAATGGCGGTAATCCAGCTAATTTCCCATTAAATAAAATTTATAATATTACTTTAGGAGATCCTTTAGGTAATCACGTATTAGTAAATAGAATTTATGAAGATGTATTACCTGGTGAAAAAACGATTTATACATTTATAAGTTTAAAAGAAAGAGAAGCTATAAAAAGATCAGTTAGAAATAGTATTTTAAATAAATACGATGGAGAAGATTTTACTATTCAAGGTGGCTCAAATTCATTATTATCATGGATTAAAATTTATGATTTAAATCCTTATTCTATTAACACTAATCCTTACGATGATATTCCATTAGACTTTTTGCTGTATAGAAGTGCTTATCCTATAAAATATAATGAAAATGAAAATAGTTTAAAATCAACACCTACTTCTATAGGAATCAATATAAGAGTTTATTTCTTATCTTTAGGAGCTGCTAGATATTCTAACTTTGAAACACCTATTGAAAAATTCTATTTTGACGTGTGGAGAGATTTGGAATATTATATTTGGGTTGATTCAATTATAAAAAGAAAGATCTCTCCAAATTTTATAAACATGTTATTATATATTTATGATACTAAATCTGAAATTAATTATAAAGAATTAGAAGGAATTAAACAAAGAAAGGATACAGAAAAATATAAAATTCAGAAGAATAACAATGACTTGATAAATAAATTATATCCCACAACTAGAGAATCTATACCTGATTATAATGGACCAGAACGTGATCGTGCATTTTCAACATACTTACATTCAAGAATACCGAGATCAAAAGATGAAACTACTGCAAAAACAATCAATTTTGATGAAATTAAGGTAGATAGCAAAGAATTAAATGTTGATATTACTAAAGAAATGATTGAAGATTTAACTACCTATGATAGGAAAAAATTAGTAATTTTAACTGAAGCACCAAATATGAATATTATAAAATGGAATTCAAAAGTATATGATAAAAGAGGGGCAGTTTATAAAATGTTATCAAATGGGTATCATTCATTAGAAGTTTGGCGTTCAATTCTATTTCAAATGGTTTATGCATTTGTTATTCTTCAAAAAAATAATATTTTATTTAATAACTTTACATTAGAAAATAATGTATATATTAAAGAAGTTCAATCTGATAATACAGGAAATAATTGTTGGTTATATAAAGTTAATAATATTGATTATTATGTACCTAATTATGGTTATTTATTAGCTTTAGATTCAAAATATGCTGATTTAGTTAAAGATGAAAGAGAAATTCAATTTAAAATTTATGGTGATATTTATAAAGGAATTAACGGTATTCATGTTTCAATGAAATTTTCTAACGAAATTAAAAATATATTGATAAGTTTTATGGATCCTAATAATTATAAAGTAGGAGAAAAACCAAATGAATTAGAAAGTGATGTTATTTCATTAATGGAAAAAATAAAAAATAATTTAGGAAAAAATGATTCTATTGATCAAATATTACCAACTTGTTTTCCAGAATTATTTAATAATAAAGTAGGTAAATTAGTCACTAAATTAGAAAAAGAAAATTTTAGTATATTGAATAGGCCTGAATATAGAGAAGGTAATTTAATGATTAGACAAAAAAGATATGATGAATACGATTGGGTTGTATATAAAGGTTTATCTATAGATAAGAAAAAAAGAATAATTTTAACTAAAGAAGGAGAGAAAGAAGTATTTCCTTCCTCTTTATTTTCTTACCCTGAAACGATTAAACCAGATGAAATAAATGTAATCGATACTTATATTTTTTAGATGAAAATTAGATTTTATTAATAAAATAAAATCTAATATATTTTAATGTCTAAAAACTTTAGGGAAACTCAAAAAGATCCAAAGGTTCCTCAGATAAAATATGATGAAAATAATGGAACTCCTAAATTTGATTTTCAACAATTCCCCTTAGGATATTTTGCAGATAATGCAAAAGGTAAAGCTTTAAGAAAACAATTAATTGTAAGACAAACTAATGCTAATCCTGACTTAGTAAATGAATTAGAATTGATTTTCTTTTCAAAAGATAATATGAATATTATAAATAAGCAATTAATTTTAGCAGTTTATAAAAAAACCAATAAAAAATTTTTAATTTGTGCTCAAAAAGAAGAAAATTTAATAATAGTTATGAGATATATTTTTATTGAATATGCTAAAAATTTACCCTATGAAATTCCTGAACAAATTACAGAATTGAATTGTCGTGTTATTTCAGAAATATTACCAACTGTAATTTCTAATGTAGATCAAAAAGTTGGTTATATTAGAGATATTTCAACTCAACCAATCGGACCTCCTTTACCAATTAATACTAAAAATTTACAAAGTACTTTACCATCTATCAGTAATATTTTAACATTAGCTGAACCGAAGCCTTTTAGAAAACCATTATCATATCAAGAAGAGGTTGATGAAGAAACAGATATTCAAGGCACCAAAGGTCTTGAGGGTTTTATATATTAAGAAGTTTTTTATAAAATAAGAAGTTTTTATATATTAAGAGAAATTACTTATTAAATTATAATTTATTAAAAATATAATTTATTAAAATATAGTTTATAAATTATCTAATTCAGTTGTAGCATAGATATCCATATCAGATCCATATATGAAAATGTTTCCGTATCTTTGGGCTAATAAGGTTGCATTGGCATCATCACTACCAGATGATTCTTGAAGACTGGTCATTACTGATCTATCCATATCTACTTGATTTAACAAAGGTGCATAAGGATCATAGCATATAAAATGTTTGACACCATCTTTTTGTCTGACCCATGCAGAAGAACCAATTACAATTTTAGTTTTATTACCAGATGCATCAATGTTTACTTCAGAAAATACTACAGATCTTAAATTGAAATTATCTCTGTCATTACCTCCTAATGTCATTGTAAATTCAAAATCAATAGGGTTAGTGTTAATTCTTTCAAAACCAGCAATAGGGGTAGGTAAAGTACCCATAGAAAATTGTTGGATATGGTTGTTTAATTTAACTACGTTGCTTCTGCGATCTACGTAAAAGATTAATACACCACGAGACCAAATTAAATTAGTATTTCTGGGTACGATTTGACCACCTTCGATGAAAAGTTGGAATTGAGCTACAGCACTTTTTAATTTAATGGGGGTAGGGGTTGAAGATAAAGCAGGAGGAAGTCTCATGTTAATCATGGGTACACCGGTTACTTGAGGTCTGATATTGTAAGAATAAGGGTTAACGGCAACAGGATTTACGATAGCAGGTGTAACGGATACCATGGTAGGTCTAAAAGAGAAGGCAGATAATAATCTTTTTAAGATTACACCATCGTATCTTCCATAAACTAAGTCGGGAGTATCTTGTTTATTTAATCTGCATAAATCTACAGAGGCCATGAAATCTTTGAAGGATGCATTGTAATATTGACCATTTCTTAAGTGGAGTACACAGTTCCAAAGTTGAACTTGGAGTTGAGCTCTGTTTAATAAGTCAAGTACAGTGGATTTATTGTCGCAAACTACGTCATTAGGATCAGTAGTTAATGCAAAAAATAATTCATAATCAGGACGAGAGTTTAAAGGATCACCGTTGTGTCTAGATTTAATAATATTAGAGATACTAGCATATAAGAAATGGTTTTCAATTACATTTAATTTAGGTAAGAAAAGAGCTGCTACTACAGGGTGAATGTGTTCACCAATTCTATGTAAGTTTCTGTCATATACACCAGAAACAGCTTCAAAGTCTAAATCTCTGTATTTTAATGATTGAAGTAATACTTGAGCATGTAAAGGTTTAGATGCAGCATCTAATCTTTCAATTTCTTTCATGTAAGTTTTATCTTCACCATCTAATCTGCTTGCAAAACCGTTAAAGTCTAAACTGATACCACCTAATACTTTTTCTACGTTGGTTGCAGGTTGGATTAAATCTAAGCTTTTATTTCCAACTAATTCTTGTTCATAAATTCTTTGAAATTCAGCAAATTCACTATCAGATAAGCCATATTTAACTTTGTATTTGTGAGCTTTTTCTAAAAGAATGTGAAAAGGAGTTTGAGAATCACTGTATTTTTCACGGATTAATTGAGCAAATTTCTTTGCTTTCTTAGAAAGATTTCCTTGACTTTCAACGTAAGAATTTCTAAGTTCATCTACTAATTCATCGTTATTGTATAAGCTTTTTAATCTAAGGAAATCTTGAGATGTAATTTTACCACTTTTTGCAAGTAATTTTTTAAGTTCATCGTCTTTGCCAGAGCCTGATTTTCTGCTTCTATTTTGACCAAAGCTATCCATATAGTATATATCTTAGTTTAGAAATAATTTTCTCGAAAATTAAATATTTTTTAAATTTTTAAACCTTTTTAAAGTTATTTAGACAAGAATTTATAGAAATATTAATGGAAACATTATGGGTTAATAAATATCGTCCTAATTCCTTACAACAAATAATCGGTCATAAAAATCAGATTAAAAAAATTAAAGATTGGCTCCAAAGTTTAAAACAAAAAGCTAAAAATAATGCAATTATAATTTCTGGTAATCATGGCATAGGAAAAACATTAACTGTAAAATTAATTCTAGAAGATTCAGGATATATAGTTAGAATTATTAATCCCAGTGAAATTAAAGATTTTAGAAATTTAGATGATTTTGATGAGTACTATAATCAAAATAACTCTATTATTTCTAAACTTAATTTTTATAATAATAAAAATAAAGTTGCTTTAATTTTTGATGAAACAGAGAATATATCTCTAAATTCTGAAAAAAAATATATTATGGATATTTTTAAAGAAAATAATAAGACAAATTCTTTTCCTTTAGTATTTATTTCAAATAACCAACATTCAAAACTACTTAATGATTTAAAAAAGAATTGTGAAGAAATTAGATTTTATTCACCTTCCACATTAGAAATTAAAAATCTAATTAAACATATCTCATTAAATGAAAAATTTTTAATTAGTGATAATGAAGAATTATATGAAAAAATTATTAATTATTCGCAATTTGATATAAGAAGATTAATTAATATTTTACAAGAACTTTCTTTTCACTTTAAGGAAATTTTATCTTCTGAATCTTTGGAAGAATTCTTTGAAAAATCAAGAAAGAAAAATGTTGATGTTGGGTTATATGAAGCCACTGGAAAATTAATAAATCAATATTTAGATCATGAAACAATTTTTAAGTTATATGAGTCTGAGAAAGTTCTTTTACCATTAATGATTCATGAACATTATATTAAAAAGATTTTATCTCAATCAAACCAACCATGGGAAAAAATAATTTATTCTTTAGTTAAAACTTCAGATAGTATATCCCGAGGTGATAATATAGAAACAAGTATTTATACCGATCAAAATTGGTATCTACAAAATATTCATGGATTTTATACTTGTTTAAACACATCTTTTTGGATAAATAGATACAGTTCAGGTGAAAATTTATCCTCCGATAAAATGAAATTTAGTTCTGATTTAAATAAAACTTCATTGAAAAATATTAATAGAAAAAATATTAATAATTTATTAAAGATAGTGCCTAATAAATCTATTGAGGAGATTATTTTTATTAATCAATTAGCCAATCATTTTATTAAAAACAATATGGAGGATAAATTAATTACTATTTTACAAAGTTATAAGAAAGATATAACTGTTAAAGAATTAGAATTATTTTTGAAAATTGATAAAACTCAAGAATTTATAACTTTATCAAGTAAAGAGAAAAAGAAAATAAGTAAAACTTTTAATATGAATTTAGATACCAAATAATTTTAATATAATTCATTAATTTTAGAAAGACCTACAAATTGTAAATCATTATTCTCATTTTGAGAACTAAATATATACATATCATCACTTATATATAATAATAAATCACATATTAAACCAAGATATTTTTTCTCAGGAATATACATGGAATCATTTGTTAAAAATTGATAAAAAAACATTGTCGACTGATTATTATTTTTCATAGTTTCAAACAAATATCCTTTCATTCTTAATTTTTCAACATAGTCAATTGAATCTCTAGAAATATTAGGAATTATATTTCCCCATGTCCAAATTTTATTATCAGTATTAAATACTCCAAAAAAATGAAAATCTCCAATCAACTTTATTTTATTATTTTCCCTAATTATTAATTTTTGATTTCCGTTTATTAATTTCAATCCTAAACTTATTTTTTTTGAAATTTTAATTTTTTTATTAATTTCATTGAATTTTTCTTTTGCATTTTGATTAATTTTATTTAGTAAATTCATTAAATAAAATTAGAAAAAATATCTAAATATAATTAATGCTTTTTCCTTGGGGAGATTTTTTATTTGGAGAATATAAACTTTATGTTTATGCTGTATTTGTAATTATTTTATGTATATTACTTTATTTACAAGCTTCTCAAAAACAAAATGATCGAAAAAAAATATCTAATTTATAATATATGGATTTTAATATAAAAAATACTTTGACAAAAAGTGAAGACAATCAAATCTTCTTTTTTTCTGTAATAATGGCTTTAATTTTCTTTTTAATTATTATGCCATTTTTAGAAAAATGCTATAGTAATGAAAAAAGAGAAATTAGAGAAGATTTAGAAAATATTTTAAATAAGGGAATATATCCCATTGATACCAATAAATGTTCCCGTTCATGTTGCGTAAATTCTGGTTGGCCTATACCGGATGAATTATTGGAGAATGATATTGATCCAGAAGAATTAAAAACATATGTTCCTAATAATTTTAGTTGTAGTGATGGCCCAAATAACAAAGCTGGCTGCTTATGTATGACACAACAAGATTTAGATTACCTTGGTAGTAAGGCCGGGAATTTAGCAAAAAATTAAATTAAGTTTAATACATAAAAATATCTAACTTATTTTAATATGATTAATTTTTACGTAGAAACAAAAACTGAATATACTACACAATTAGTTAATATCTTGACACCATTAATTTTTGAAGGTATTCAATCTATTTACACTGAATCATTGAAAGTTTCTAATGAAGCAAATAATGTTTTAAAAGTTTTTCAATCTTTCTTGAAAAGAATTCCTAAATGGAATCCTGAAATGATTAAACAAGAATCTGATAGAATTATGAATAGTTCTAAAAGTTTTAGTTGGTTGGGAGATTTAGTTAAGGCTACTGTAAAATCAAATATTATTGTTTTAACATTTAATCCCAATGGAAAATCAGCTAATAAGATTGATTCTAAATATTATCAAGATATTAAAATAGAGGATTTCATTCATAAAATATATATTGAATGTGCTCGAGAGCTATGGAATAATCCTTATTTAATGTATCATCAAAATCCTCCTATAGAATTAAAAAGAAATCAAAGAGATACTATTATTTTAATAAAAGAATCTATTAGAGAAGCAATCAGAAAATTATTACCAGTTAAACAAATTTTAGAAGTATATCTTGGTGAACAATTAGAACCTGATGTACCTAATGATCAATTTGATAGAAATATAACCGAAGTTGATGAAATTAATATTCAAAAAATATTAAAAAAAGATTTATCTAATCCTCAATTAAATCCTGAATCCAATCCACTAAATTCAAACCCATTAAATTCTAAACCACAAGATAATACACAACCTATTCCTCAAATAGGTGGTAATAATAATCAATCCGGTGGTGATCTAAATGCAAAAATTCTTGAAATAATAAGAGAAACAGAAACTAAATCAGACGCAGATACACCTTTGACTAAAGCTACTAAAGATTCTACTAAAGATTCTACTGAAACATCCGCTACTTCTGAACAACAAGATAAAAATAAAAAATACGAACATATTGATGATAAAATCAAAAATATATTAGAAAAAGATTTAGGTGAAGATGACTTGGATACATCTTTGTCTTACCATCCTGAAAAGAATGATAAGGATTATCAAGAAATATTTTCAAATAATAAAGTAGGCGGTGGTGATAATTCTACAATAAATAATAATACTAACAATACTAATAAAGATTCTAGTAAAAATAAAAGAAAATTCTTTAATAATTATTTAAATTTTTAGTTATCTTTTATAATTTAGTTATCTGTTTTTTTCATTCATTTTTTTATTAACTCTTACTGCGGGAGATACCAAATCAAGTATTGCAAAAGCAATAGTTGATGTAGCGCCAATCATTATTAATTCTTTATCAGGAAGTTTAACTTCAGGAATATATCTTGTAGCTAAAATTACTATAAGACCTAATAAAATATATTTAATAAAACGTTCAACTCTAAGAATATTGATACAACTCATTATTTTAGCTTAGAAAATAATATAATTTTTTCTTATATATTATAATGTTATCTTTTGAAAAATTAAAAGAATTTTTTATTTTAATTTTAACATTTGGTGTAATTTACTGGTTTCAACAAGTAGATGATAAAAAAAGATGTAAGAAAAGAGAAGGTATATATGATAATATTAAATTACCTCTTTTAGCTTCTGCTATAGTAGGTCTTGTTTTATTTTGGGAAAAAGAAAGCTTTTTAGCTATTTTTATTGCTCAAGAACATAGTGTTTCTATTCCTACTAAATTAGAAAATTCTAATCCTATTTTAATGATTGAAAAACCAGAACAATTAATACCATTGAGTGCTCTAAAACAAAATTTAGATGTTTATACTGAACAACCTGAATGGTAAACAAAATTTTTTATATAATTTTTAAAATTTTCTTCAGATAGAAATTTTTTATATTCTTCTCTGAATAAAACTGAATCTTCTTTAAAAATCGGTTGAGCTAACATTTTATTATATTCATCTAAATCTGAACTTAATAATTTTATTTTTTCAATTGCTCCATTAATTCCTAATAAATTAACATTAATATATGCTTCAGGATTAAATATATCCTTACAATTCTCATCACCCCAATAAATTGGAATTACATTATTTCTAAAACCATGCATAATTTTTTCAGTATGATATCCTATCTTATCACAATTTTCCATACACAACATAAATTTATACTTTTTAATTACATCTCCTATTCTGGGATCAAACCAAGAACTATTTGCAATTATATTATCATGAATAGTTTTTTTAAATTTTCCATAATTATCAACTAGTATATGATTTTCAATTAACTTATTTAAAAATTTACATCTAAAATTAGCTTTATTATTGGATATAATTGTTAAACAAGTGTGTTTATTATTAAATTCTTCTTCAGTTAGTTGATTTCTTTTCTCTTGTAAAAAACTATATAAATCAAATCCATAATAACAAATATATAATGGTAAGTAATAGTTATAAGTTTCACATAAATCTGATGAAAAATAAATTGTATTTGGTAAAAATGTAAAATTCTTTGATTCAAAATTTAAATAAATTTTTTTCTTATGACTATATTTTATTTTTTCATTATCAAATACTGAACAAACAATTAAATCCGATTGTTCTGGATCATTTACTATTTCAATATTTTTTTCTAATATTTTCTCCAAATAACTTTTATGAAATAATCCAATGCCTTCATTAATTAATTGTAAATTTCTTTTTATTTCTATATTATTCCAATATTTTTTATTATTTATATCTTCCAATTTCATTGGGACACCAGTAAAATCACACCAAAAATCTATATATGATATTTTTAGACTCATTAATTAATATTATAATTATTCTCTAAATAATTGCAATATAAACTTTAATTTTTATATGGTTATTTTATTTAATAAATTTTCTATTCTAATATAATGAGCACAAAAAATATTGGATTTGGAGCATCTAGATTACAACTTAAAAAATTTCCAATAGAAAAAATGGCAGAACATTGTACTATTGCTATGATTGCTAAAAGAGCTTCCGGTAAATCTTATTTAACTAGAGAAATTTTATATCATAAAAGAGATATGCCAGCGATTACTGTAATATCTAAAACAGAAAAACTTAACAAATTTTATGGAGATTTTTGTCCTGATTCTTATATTTATGATAAATTTGACACTGAAATATTAACTAGAATTTATGATAGACAAGCTAAAATGAATAATGATAATGCAACTAGAAAAAAAGATGGGAAAAAACCTAAAGATGATCGTTTAATGTTAATCATGGATGATTGTATGTCTAGTAAAGGAGATTGGTTAAAAGATCCACAAATTTTAGAATTATTTTTCAATGGGCGTCATCACCATATTTCTTTTATTTTAACAATGCAATTTTCATTAGGTATTCCACCTGAATTAAGAAGTAATTTTGATTATATTTTTTTATTAGCGGAAGATTTTACCAGCAATAGAAAAAGATTGTATGAACACTACGCTGGAATGTTTCCAACTATCGGTGTTTTTGAAGAAGTTTTCTCTGAAATTACACAAAATTATGGTATTATGGTTATTGATAATCGAGTACATTCTAGAAATATAGCTGATAAAGTTTATTGGTACAAAGCTAAAGAAACACCTAATTTTACAGTAGGTTCTAATAAATATAAAAAATACCATAAAGAACATTTTGATAGAGAATGGAATAAAAGATTGCCCCTTTTTGATCCTGCTACAGCAATTGCAAAAAAGAGAAATAATATTAAATTAATTGTGGAAAAAATAAGAGCTTAAAGATCAATTGAATTGTTTTTCATTTGTAATTTTTTTTGTAATTCTTGTAATCCAATTTTTTCAGATAATTCAGATTCTTTGTCGGTAATTTCTTTCTTCTTTTTTTCTAATTTTTGAATTTGATTTTCTAATTCTAAAATTTCCTGTTCTACAGTTTTCTTAGAATCTTCTGTTCTTGTATTTTCAAGTTTCTTTTTCATTTCTTCCTTTTCATTTATTTTGTTATTTAATGAATCTTCAAGATTTTTATTAATTAACTCAAATTTTCTATATTCATGATATAATTGAGCTTTCTTTTCATTTTCTTTCTTTTTCTTCATAGTTTCATTTAATTGATTATCTGCATATTCAGATTCCCCAGCAAATTCTGAATCAGGCTCAGGATTAAATGGTTGCCATTTATATAATTCACCAACTAAAATACTGAAACTATCATTAATATCTCTCAAAGCTCTAGAATGATCATTTGCTAATTCTTCAGTATCAAAACATCCACTAATCTTAATACCTACAAGTGATTTCTTCTCTTCAACTAAAAATGAAACACAATACCAATTTTGCTTTTCTAATTTTTCAGTAGTTCTTTTTACTTGACCTTCAAATTTAATAGGAACATTTTGATTTTCGACTTCAACTTGTGTAAATTCTTCAACAAGATTATTTTGAATATTTTTTAATTTTTCGTCATTTTCTTGTTCTTTCTTTTCGTGTTCTTCAATCTTTTCCTTGAATGATTTTAATGTTTCTTTAATCTTTTCTATTTGATCTGTTTTTTGTTTAATTTCTCTTTCACTTGTTAAGTCCTTAATTTCATCTTGAAGTTTATTCATTTCCTCTTCTTTAATAGAACTATTTTCTCTAATGTTTTTAACAATCATATTGTGCTTTCTTTTTTCAAACTCAAAATTTTTAATTTTTAAACTTAATAAATACCTCTCCATCATAGAATTTAATTCGTCGTTCAAATTTTTTTTATTAGGCAAAGGATCAAATGCATTCCAGGCTCCAACTTCTGCTACAAAATTATAATGACCGGGTTCTACAATTAATTGAATTTGTTCTTGAGCTTCCTCAATAGTTTTAAAACATCCAGATACTCTAATAGCTTTAACATCTTTCTTATTTTCATTCATCCATAGAGACATACAACAAAAATTTTGGTTATCTAGAATAATAGAATCTTTAACTAGATAATCTACGGTAGGCATTAAATTTTAATCATTCATTTCTTTAAACCAAAATATTATTTTTATAATTATATTAGTTTAGATGCATTTTGATTTTTAATATCAAAATCTGCATAACCCATCCATAAATCAGCTTGTTTAAACATCTTATCATAAATTTGAGATGGTCTATCAGGATCATATTCTTGTTTATTATCAAGATTCATTTCATTCTGTTTAATTACAGTACATTTATTATAACTTTTTGTTAAGTTATAAGTTAGTAAAATTACTCCAAAAAAAATTAGTACTATTGAAATATTATGAATTAATTGATTCATTATATTACTATAGAAATTTATTTAAATGATGATATAAAATCCCAATTTAAATCATTACATATTTTTTTCCAAATAGTATCATTTTCCATTAAAATATCTAATTGTTTATGTAATGGAAAACAATCTAATAAATGATCTAATTCTAGTAATTCACAAAACTTGTTAAGTACAAAGGAATAAGATAAAAAGTTTTTTCTATCTGTTGGTTTATGTTTCATCCAAGGATCTTGAATCATTAAAAACATTTTTACAAACATCTTTTCCATGTCTCTTGTTATCTTAGGTGGTGGTAATCCAGATAATTTATTGATGATATAGTGAATATGTTCATATAAATGATTATATTTAAGTTTCTTTAAAATTGCTCTCATTTTAATTCTATTTAATAAAGATAAATCAGTAATTCTTTTACGATTTAATTCAGAAATAATATCTTTATAAATTTGTTCATCAATTTCAGGAGATTGTTTTGCTTGAAAAGCATTTAACCATTCTCTGAATCTATTTAATCTTTTGTAGGGAGAATAATCTTTTATTTGAACATCTTCATCTAAAATAATTATTTCCATATCACCACACAAAGGACAGATATAAGCTGATTCAACTACATGTAAAAGTTTTTCTATTTTACATTCTATACAGTATTTTAATCTTTTTGAACCATCATCTGGTGTGACTCTAATACCCTCAGTAATTTGACAATATTTTTCAAATAATTCTGTCTTATTAACTATTTTTTCAACTTTAGTATCATCATTAATTATTTTTTTCTTACATAAGAAACTAAGAATATTTTTAGATTCTGTTTTCTCATTTTCATTATCTTTAATATTATAATATGAAAATAATAAATCACCAGTTTTATCATAATAATCCATTTCCTTCACATTATTTTTTAATAAAAATATCTTATTTTCTATATCATACTGTTTATCCAATAAATCTGCTCTTTTTTTAAGATCACTAGTGGTAAATTTTTCTCTTATTTTATCCAAATTAATTATTTCATTATTAATATTTTCTAGAGAAGCTTCTAATTGATTTACATTATCTTTTTCTGATTCAAATTCTTTTATTTTGATTCTATGTTTGTTTTCGAGTGTGGAAGTCTTTTTGATGTCATTAGCCTTGCCAGACATATAATTATTATAATAAAAATACTTTATATCATTTAAATAAAATTATTTAAAGTTAAAATATAAAAATTTTTATTTACAAATATTTAAAAACCTTTAAAAATTTTAAAATTTAAGAAAAAACTTTTATGAAAAAGTTTATTTTGGATAAAAAGTTTGTCAAACTCAGGAAAAATATAAAATAATTTATAAAAATTTTTTTCTTAATTATAGTATATCCCATGGGTGGAGGTTTAATGCAACTCGTCGCTTACGGCGCACAAGACGTTTATTTAACAGGCAATCCTCAAATTACTTTTTTTAAAGTAGTTTACAGAAGACACACTAACTTTTCCGTTGAACCTATTCAACAAGTATTCAACGGTTCTGCCAACTTTGGTCGCACTGTAACTTGCAACTTAAACAGAAACGGTGATTTAATCACCAACATGTACTCCGTAGTTAAACTTTTAGCTGCTGACCACGTAGAAACCAACTGGGGCTACGTCAGACGCTTAGGTTATGTATTAATCGATGAAACCAAAGTTGAAATTGGTGGCTCCAAAATCGATGAACAATACGGTGACTGGCTCAACATCTGGTACGAATTATCCCACAAAGTTGGCCAAGAAAGAGGCCACGGTCAAATGATTGGCGACAACACTGACTTAACCAGCTTTGCCTTAAGCCACAGTGCCACCACTTTATTTGTACCCTTAGCTTACTGGTTCAACAGACACAATGGTTTAGCTTTACCCTTAATTGCTTTACAATACCACGATGTACGTGTAACCATTCAATACAGAGAAGCTGCCCACTGCGTCAACTGGGATGCCTATACTTCTGACCAAGCCAACCTCAATAACTTTGGTATGGAAGATTCTTACTTATTAATTGACTACGTATACCTTGATTCTGAAGAAAGAAAGAGATTTGCCCAAGCCAGCCACGAATACTTAATTGAACAATTACAATTCACTGGCTCTGAATCTTTAACTGCCACCAACAACAAATACAGACTCAACTTTAACCACCCCAGCAAATTCTTAATCTGGGTACCCCACTTACAAAAATACAACACCCACAACGAATTCTTAGCTTATGCTGACGATGGTGATTGGGCTGCTGCCAAAGAAAAAGCCGCCAAATTAATCTGGATGGCTTCCAGAGATTTATCTAGTGGTGATTTATCTGGTAATACTGTCTATTACCACAACAGCACCACTGAATCTCACCCCGAAATGAGTGCTCGTGCCGACATGACCGATTTATTAGCTTCATTAGCCGAAAAAGTAGATGCTCAATTCATGTTTACTGAATTTGTAACTAACTCCGGAGCAGTAACTGCCTACCCTGCCGTCTTAGATAACTGCGTAGTATTAAAGAACGAATTATCTTCTGAAGACGTTTCCAACTTAGTATCTGACATCACCTCTGGTGATGCCACTGCTGAAGGTGTCATCTCCGGTGTAGCTGGCCACTCTGTATTCGTAATTGACACCTTCAACTACGGCAGATGGTTAGACAGAACCGTCAACCCTGTATCCAGTGGTAAACTCCAATTAAACGGCCACGACAGATTCCAAGAAAGAGAAGGCTCTTACTTCAACTACGTTCAACCCTACCAACACTTCAGCAACACCCCTGCTGATGGTGTAAACGTATACTCTTTTGCCCTCAAACCCGAAGACCACCAACCTTCCGGCACTTGCAACTTCTCTCGTATTGATAACGCCACCCTCAATGTAACCATGATTGACAAAAACGACTTAAACGATGACTCCAACTTAAATATCTACACTGTAAACTACAACGTATTACGTGTAATGAGCGGCATGGCTGGTACTGCATATTCAAATTAAGAAGCTTAATTTCTTATTTATTTTTTCGCTGGTTATACATCTAAATAATTATGTAAAATATTACTTAATTATTTATATTTCAATGGTAAAATTATATCAATCCCGATTTGTTTAATCTTTAACACTAATATCCCAATATTAAATAAAATCTTTAAAAAAAAATCTCCTATAATATATATAAATGTCTTTAAAATTTAATAACGTAAATTACTCATGTCGTATTTCTAACAGATCCAATAACTCTACTACTTTAAGTTGTGCTCCTCAAAGAACTATCGAAAATTTCCAAGTTGTTTCCAATGATAAATTAACTGCCGCTGGTTGGTATCAAATAGCTGGAACTGTATCTGGAACTGGTGGCCCTGCAGATTCAAATGTTTTCACTACCGATAATAATTGGGCATATAATAATGAAAGAATTCCATCAAACTATGCTTCTATAGGTGCCGCTTTACAAGTTATTGCTATCACTAACGGTACTGCTAATGTTGTAGGAAAAATCGCTCCCGGTAATTCTGGTAATTTAGTATTAACTCTTGGTAAAAATACAAGTGTTTCTGGTAATCAAACATTTTGGTTCAAAAACATTTTAGCTGATAATATGGGTGGAAAAAAAAATAAAGAATTTCAAAACATTGGCTTAACCTTTTAAGAAAACTATTTAAAAACATTATTAAATTATTTAATAATGCTATTAAAATTATTTTCTTCTTATTTTTTTGTTGTAATTAATTCTCTTCCTCAAAACGCGGTATCTCTTTTTAAAGTTTCTTCGTGTAGTACTGAAACTGATTTAATGAAAAATGTTGTTTTATCTGTAGATCCTATTTTACCTCAAAGTGATTATACTTTATTTTTAAGTGGTGATTTAACTCAAGAAGTAAACGATGGAACTTCTGAGTATTCTGTAACATATAATTTTATTCCATTAACCCCAACATTTGAAGTATTATGTGATGAAATTGCAAAAAGTAATATAACTTGTCCTCTTAAGATTGGTAATGTAGCTTCTCAAAGCAAAGGAACTATTCCAACAGGATTAAGCGGTAATACTAATATTAAAAATCAATGGTTTAATATTAAAAAACAAAGAATTTTATGTATGCAATTTAAAATAACACTTTAAAAATTAATTTACAGGTATATGTATATATATGATGAACAAAGTAAATTTTACTTGTGCACCAATGTTTGGTAACACTAATAAACAAGTATTTGGATATGCTTGTACTATTAAAAAAAAAAATATAGAAAATTTTTATGTAAATGATCGTGGAAACTATGATTCTAATGCTTTTTACAAAGTTGACGATCAAGTAATATTTAATGGTAAACAATATAAAGTAATTGATCAAGCTACTTCTAATGGTGCTCAAGGATATCAACCTGATACCTATTCTAATGTATGGCAAGTTGTTGCTTCCCCTCCTCCCCCTCCTTCTGGTCCTGCACAATATGATTCTAACAAATTTTATAAAAGTGGCGATATGGTAATATTCAATAACCAAAAATATACTGTAATTGATCAAGGTACTTCTAATGGTGCTCAAGGGTACCAACCTGATATTCGTTCTAATGTATGGCAAGTTATAGCACCAGCAGCAGAATCAGTAGCAGAATCAGTAGCAATATCAGAAGCAGTACAAGTAGTAGCAGTAGCAGAAGAAGCAGTAAAAGTAGCATTACCCGAAGCAGTAAAAGTAGCATTACCCGAAGCAGTACAAGTAGCAGCACCCGAAGCAGTACAAGTAGCAGCACCAGCTCCAGCCCCAGATGCAACACCAGCACCTGCAAGATCTGTAGGTCCTGTTCCTTCTAAAATTTCTGGTCCTTTTAATTATTTCTTTTCACAATAATTATAAAAAAAAATTTAAAAAAATTTAAAAAAATTTAAAAAAAAATCTAAATATATATATATGTCTTTTAATCAACTTAATTTTTCATGTGCTCCTATGTACAATCAAAATAACAATAACCAAGTAATGGGTTATTTATGCTCGTCCTCTAAAAATATAGAAAATTTCTATTTTAATAATCGTGGAGTATATAATAAAGACACCTTTTACAAAAAAGGTGATCAAGTCTCTTTTAATGGTAAATCATATGAAGTAATAGATCAAGCTACTAACGATGGTGCTAAAGATTATCAACCCGATCTTCGTCCTAACGTTTGGAAAGTTGTAGAACCTACTGAATGGAATAAAGATAAATTTTACAAACTTAATGATGTCGTAACTTACAATGGTCGTACTTATAAAGTAAGAGATCAAGCTACTAACGATGGTGCTAAAGATTATCAACCCGATCTTAAACCTAACGTTTGGACACCTATTTAATAATAAAAAATTGATAATATATTTATTTTAATAAATATATTATTCATTATGTTTCATTATGGTAATCAACCGATTAATAGTATTAGAGATGATATTTTAAATATCAATGCTCTACAAAAAAACATTTTAACACTACCTGAACCAATATTATCAAAACAAGTCATTGATACTGAATTTAACTATTCTGATTGTTTTGAAATTTCTTTTCTTAGATTTTTTCAAATTCTTTTTCATAAAGATGGATTAATTGATCTGAAAAAACTAAAGAAATTAATTGGTGAAACATATTTAAATAATGAATTGTATAATTTTTTTCTAGAAAACTCAATAATTAATAATGAATTTATAAATCCTAATTTAAGAATTAATTGGTGTAGATTCTTAAATGATCGAGAATTTTTAATCTATAAGTTTGATTCTAAAACTAAAGTACAACCAATTCAACAAAATATAATTTATTTTTTCAATCATTTCTTTCCACTTTTAAGAATTACTAAGATTAAAGAAGTATTTAAATTATTTAGTTCTGATAATGTTTATAATTGTAAAATTTATAATAATGGGTGGTCGACTAAAGAAAAGATTTATGATGAATCTTTAATTAAGATTTTCATTAATGGTAATAATATTTATGATTGGAAATTTTACCAATATTATGAAAATTTAAGTAATCTTAAGGATAAAATAATTACAGGTTATTGTGAGTTAAAATATTCAACATATATTCAAAAATATTTTTAACTCGTTTTTTTAACCAATTAATAAAATAATATAAAAAATTATTTCGCTAATTAATTATTATAAATTGAAAAAGTTAATTGGCGCAATTCAAAAATCTTATTCATCTGTTTATCAGGTGAACTATTCTAATCTTAAAAATCAAGTCACTAAATGGCATAATGAATTGCCTAATATTAAACCTTATTACGCTGTAAAATCTCTTCCTTTAGAAAACATTATTAAGCATTTAGCATCTTCAAATGTTAATTTTGATTGTGCGAGTCGAGGTGAGATAGAAAGTGTTTTAAAATTTGCACCACCCCAAAACATAATTTATGCAAATCCTTCTAAATCAATTGATGATATTAAATATGCAAATGATGAAAAAGTAGATTGGATGGTTGTTGATTCGATAGAAGAAATAGAAAAAATGGATTATATTAATCCTAATATTAAAAAAATAATAAGAATTAAATCTGTAGAAAGTGATTCTGATATTAAATTTAATTCTAAATTTGGTGCTTCAACAGAAGAAGTTTATAAAATGTTGGAATTATTAGATTATAATAAAACATTTGAAGGTTTCTCCTTTCATGTTGGGTCTAAATGTCATAACGAAGAATCATATTATTTAACAATAAAAAATATAATGGATAATTATTATAACCATTGTAATAAATTAAAAATGCCTATTAAGATGATAGATATTGGTGGAGGTTTCTCATCACATACTAATTTATCATCTTTAAATAAAATTTTAAGTCCATTTTATGAAACTTTTAAAAAGGATAATATAAAATTAATTTCAGAGCCAGGAAGATATTTTTCAGAACCATCAGTAGATTTATATTGTAAAGTTATTGCAGTTAAAAAAAGAGATAATATTTATCATATTACAGTTAATGATTCAGTGTATTCTACTTTCAATGGTAAGTTATACGATGGACAAAAATTCACTCCTATACCTCTATGGGATTCAACAAATGCTGAATGGGTTGATTGTATTATATTTGGTCAAACATGCGATTCATTAGATGTAATTTGTAATCATGTTAGATTACCCTTACCAAAGATTGATAATGTATTTAAATTTCAAAATATGGGTTCTTATTCATTAGCAGCATGTTATGGTAAATTTAATGGGTTTTTAGAACCTAAAGAAATTGATATAGAATAAATTAAGAAATTGATATAGAATAAATTAAGAAATTGATATAGAATTAACTAATAAACAAATGAATTTCTAATAAATTTTTCTACATTTTTAAAAATATCATAATTAGGATTTGATAAAACCTTTAAAAATGGTTTCTGATTAATAAAAGATAAATATAATGGATCTTCTGGTTTTTTAATCTCTTTTGTTTTTTCTTTAGAATCTGGTTCTTCTTTATCTAGGGCTTCTTTATCTGATTCTTCTTTATCTGATTCTTCTTTATCTGATTCTTCTTTATCTGATTCTTCATCATCAGATTCTTTACTTTTAATACTATCATCTTCAGTACTTTCTAATTTCATTAAACTACTGGTTGATTCTTTTTCTGATTCAGAGTCAGACTCATCTAAACTTTCTAATTTTATTTCAGTCTTTTTTTTGAAATTAACTATTAATTTAATTAATTCTTTAATTTCAATAATAGATACTTCTTCATCATCTTCTAATTTTTTAATTGTATTAGATAAGTACTGATTAAAAAATTTTAGTATTATTTTTGATTTTCCTAAATTAGTATTTTTTATAAACAAATCCTCCATTACTAGGTAATATTGTAATTGAACTGATTTAAATATCAATTTTTTATAATTATTATATGGATAATTTTGATTTTGATCAAGTTTATCAAATGATTTCTGATATGAATAAATTAAATAAAGAAAAATGTTTAATATGTCATTTTATAATTGAAAATAAAGAAATTGAATTAGATTGTAAGCATCAATACCATTATACTTGTTTTAAAAATAATAAAAAATGTTTATATTGTGGCAAAAATGTAAAAATAACCAATAATAAGTGTTCACATATTTTTACAAAAGGTTTAAAACAAGGTACCCAATGTGGAAGAATACTTTGTATTTATCATAAGCAAAAGGCTACTAATACATGTAAAACTATATTGCAATCTGGAATTAATAAAGGAAACGAATGCGGAAGAGAAAATTGTAAATATCATAAAATTATAATCTAAAATAAATTAAATGCAAAAATTATTTTTAAAAAAATCAATTAAAATTAGTCCTGAAATTCAACAAACTGAAATAAAACCTAAAAATGAAACTAAAATTTATAAAGAAATTCCTTATAATAATGAAAAAAAAATAATTATTATAGGTAATGGACCTTCAGTATTAAAAAATGATTTTGGTTCAATAATTGATAATTTTGATATAGTAGTAAGGATTAATAGATATTATCCAAATAAACATGTTGGAAGTAAAATGACTTATTTTTTCTGTTCTCCATGGAAATTAGAATATAATGATCAAATTTATAATACTGCTAAGAATATTTTAATTTGGAATATTATTAATATGAATTCGCCTTATGATAATAAAGATAAAACAATAAACATAAATCATCCTAAAATTAATAATTTTCTATGCGATAATTTCAAATTTAAAAAATGTCCATCAAGACCACTAGTTTCTACTGGAATAGCTGCTATTATGACATTTATTGATCTAAATAAATTTGAAAAAATTTATATTCATGGTTTTGATGGTTTGGTAAAAGGGGAAAAACTACATTATTTTGAAAATAAAATTAATGATGAAGATGTTCACTCGTCAGAATTAGAAAAAAAATTTATTAATCATTATATAGATAAAAAAATTTTATTTAGGTTGGAAGTTTAAAAAAATCATCACTATTAATATTTTTATCATCAATAAATAAATCATAACTAGGTTTACCCATTCTAAGTTCATGAAATAAACATCCCCAAGATTTTAATTGGTTATATGTTATTTCAAACCAATTAATACCAGTTAAGGTTCCTCTAGCTGTCCAATATATAATGGTTGATCCATCATTATATAAATTATTTATTTTTTTAATTCTTTCATTATAAGGTTTAGCATTATTATAATTTTTTTGAATGTTATCATCTTCATAATAACAAATAGTATCGTCTATATCAACAAATATTATCATTATATATAATGAGGATATTATGTATTATTCCGGCAAGAAGTGGGTCTAAAGGAATACCAGATAAAAATATAAAAATATTAAATAATAAACCATTATTATGTCATTCTATTGAACAAGCACAAAAATCTAAATATTTTATTAATAAACAAATGCGAGTTATAGTTTCTACAGATTCTCCTAATTATGCCAAAATAGCTAAAGATAATGGCGCAGAAATACCTATTTTAAGACCAGTGGAAATAGCTGGAGATTTATCTACTGATTATGAATTCATTAAACATATGGTAGATCATTTAGTTGAAAGTGAGAAATATTATCCAGATATTATTTTACAATTAAGACCAACACAACCAATTAGAAAAGTTGACGATATTGATAAATGTTTAGATATTTTTATTGAAAAATATGAAGAATTTGATAGTCTCAGAACAGTAGTCCCTTTCGAAAAATCACCTATTAAAATGTATAAAATAGAAGATAATAATTTATTGCCTTTCTTCCCTTTTTTAGTTTTAGAAGATAAAATTATGTTTGAACCTTTTAATCAACCTAGACAATTACTACCTCAATCATTTTTACACAATGGTTATATTGATATATTAAAAGCATCCATTCTAGAAACAGGAGGAATTAGTGGAAATAAAATTTATCCATATATTATGAATAAAGAAGATACTATTGATATTGATACATTAGAAGATTGGAATAAATGTGGTTTAAATTAATTTCTCAAACTTTTCTTTTTAATTAACTCTCCTTCAAATTCTATTCTTTTATCAATAGGATATTTTGTAGCTAGTTCAATCTCTCTGATACCTTTTACTAGTTTTTCTAATTCATCTGGCTCAATACTACTTTTTTGATCACTTCCCCACATATTTTTATCTAAAGTAATATGTCTTTCAATCCAATTAGCTCCCATCGCTACTGCAGCAAATGTTGTAATTAATCCAGATTCATGACCACTATAACCGATTTCTTTATTAGCACCGATTTCTTTATTAGCCCATTTATTTTTTAACCAATGAATATAATTTAAATTTAATTCTTCTACTGGACAGGGATAAGTAGAATTAGTATGCATAATTACATCAGGATTACAAGACTTAATACACTCTTCTATTTCTTCTTCACTACTCATTCCAGTTGATATAATTAAAGATTCAAATTTATTCCTAGCATAATTGCATAATTCTAAATTATTAATTAATGCACTTGGAATTTTTCCAATTTTAGTATATTTTGACATTAAATCAACACTATCTTTATCCCAAACACTTGCAAAAAAATTAATATTATTTTCTTTTGAAAAATTTACTAATTCTTTTATTTGTTCTTCATTAAATTCTAATTTTATCTTATAATCTAAGTAGGTCATTTTACCCCAAGGTGTTTCCCTAATAATATTTTTTTGATGTTCGGGGACACAAACATTTGGATTTCTTTTTTGTATTTTTACGTAATCACATCCATTTTTCTTACATATTAATATTAATTCTTTACATAAATCCATTGATCCATTGTGATTAATACCAATTTCTCCAATAATTTTAACCATTATTAATATAGAATGATTAAAAAAATTTTAAAATTTAAAAACGAGTTAAATAAAATATATAAGATGAAAATCTAAAATAATGTACCGTTTTTTACAAAACAACTAATTAATCAATAAAATCAATATTATCAACTATTACTTTCTTAGTATTTGATTCTGTTAAACTTCCCCAAAGTAAATTTAATATGGGCTTTGCTAGAGGCACTTTTTTATCCTTCAAGTCAAAGACGTAATCTACAAATTTACTGAATATCTCATCACATCTTAAGCATTTATCACGTGAATATAATAAACTATTAGGCTGATCATCAATAATTAACTCAATATTTAGTCCTAATGTTTTGGCTTGTGTTAAACTAATCTGTGTATAATAATGTAGTCTGTTAAATCGGAATAGTCTATTTAATTTTTCATCATTACCAGCTTTTATAACCGCTCTATATATACCATTTGGAAGAAACTTTAAAGCGTCGAATTCTTCAATTGACCAGTTTTTAAACTCCCCTCGCTTCATTGGTACCATTAATGACGATCGCATGATACTTGGATACATACTTTTGACATCATATTTCCACGCCTGACCTTCATACTCTTCATTAAATATAATTGCTCCTACTGTGGTATTTTCTATCCAAGTCATTTCATCTTGGCTTATGTGTTCAGGATTC